TTCACCATTGTAATAAATTTCTGATACATTAACTGCCACTGTCTGCAGATATCCTGCACAATCCGGCTCCTGCAGACGATATTCCTGAAACATCCAGACGGAATCATCCGGAAAATAAAATACATTACTGTCACTGTTTAATCTGCGAAGTCCCTCTGCTTCGGATCCTCCATTTATTACTTTCCGCAATGCCTCATAATCCTGCAGATAGGAGCCTGTCATTATCCTGCTCAGTTCATGCATCTTGGTGTTGCATAAAACGATCCTTCCAAGAGGATCCGAAAAACACACCCCACAGGGAACATCATCAACAGCTTCATTCACAGACCAGTAAGACAGAGAATGATGATATCTGCGTCTCTCTCTCCAGATTGCCCAGCAAAGATAAAGCAACAATACCACCATCGCTGCCATCAAAACACTGACCGGACACATCCGGAGCATTGGCTGATATGCGCTTTCCCCCTGGCAATATCTGTGATCATTCATCAGGAACCCCATAAGCATAAAAGAAACTGCAAAAACAGTCACTGCTGTTATAATTTTCTTTTTCCCGTAAAAACAGGTTATCCTGATCAACAGAAGGATCAATTCCAGAATCAGGCAGATTTCAAGAAGGATCATCAAAAAATCCTGCATTGCCATACTGCATTCCGCAAAATCAGTCATCTTCCGCCTCTCTTTCTGAATACGATACATCCGATAAACCATTCGTTTTCATCTTCCTGCTGCACATTTAATTCCGGTCTTTCTGACATTAATCCCCGAAGATCTGCTTCTGCTACAATATGAACCGAGATCCGCAAAGCATCATCGATCTGCGACACACGGTAAAAAACAGACTGCATTGTATCAAACAATCGTTCCACAAGCCATTCAAAGGTATCATAGCATTTTAGTATATCATCTGCATTCAGCTGCACTTCACCATTTTCGACATAATAAGCCGCCCGGATCTTACATAATTTTAAGCTGTCACAGGATTCCGCAAGACTCTGTCTGAGATCCTCCATTGTAAGCAGATTTCCGTCTGATGCATATTGTGTCAATACCAGATTTTTTCTTCTTTTTAAATATGTACCAACAACCACGATCTTTCCCAGGATCCGGTCATAGTGTTCCCTTGACTCCGTTCTTTCCAGCTCATCCATCAGCTGCGACAGCAATTCCAGCTGCCCGGCTGTCTGATTCTGTATCATATTCAGCAATCGGTTCTGTTCTTCTGTTTTTCTCCGCTCAGCTTCTTTCTGATAGGTTTTCTGCAGCAGACGATTTCTGGCAGTCAGCTCCTCCTGCTGTTCCCGGATATCCTGATACTGATCCAGAAGCACCGAAATATCTTCTGACCAGAACAAATGTCCTCCTCTTATAGGAATATGGTTGATCCGGATTCCCTGTTCCTGTACAGCTGATCTGTTTATTACAATTT